TGGTAAGCGAGTGGAAATGGGTACGACCCATTGCCTGAATATTTGCTGTGACTGTGATTTCGCCCCAGTCATCCGTGGCGTATGCTTCTACTTCTGTGATAGATCCATAATCAACTTGGTTCAGGGGACCGCCTGACTCCACCAAGTCAACTATTTGATCATCTTTGTAATCTTCAATTACTTTACTTGCGTGGTCTGCAATTACCCAGTATGCACGACCCAGCGCACCAAAATCTAGATATAAAAACTGCTCCTCAATCGCTGATGTATAGCTGTACGAAATTAACCCCAGTGCCTTCACAGCAACAAACTGGGGCATTCTTCCAGTACCAGCGTAGGAGAATACCATATACTACAGCCAAGTTAAAAAAATAGGGGGATCGCCAGTGAAGCAATCCCCCCATAATGTAGAACTCAATTTCAGAATATCAGTCGAGGCTGACGTTCAGGGTGACTTTGATTTGGTCACCAGCGTTTTGAATCGCGTATGGACCATTGGTGAATCTTTCAGCGAAGAAGATTGCGCTGTAAAGTGTTAGATCACCAGTGCCATCTAGTGCCTTGGTTGTAGTGAAGGTGTTAGCATCGAGTACATCGAATACGGTGTATGTGCCAGGAGTTGTGGTGCTGTTGCCAGTACCCTGGTCGATGTAGACTGCATCGCCTTTGACAAGACCGTGTGCAGTTGCGGTTACCTTGCTGAAGTCAAACTCAACCTCGTCATTGTTGTTAGAAGGCTGAATGTTGTCAATCAGTACGTTGTTCAGGTAGACAGTAACTTGTCCTAGCAGTTCAGAACCAGCATCGTCATAAGTGACGTGATCGATACCAGTGATGATGGTGTTAGCATCGATGCCGTTAGGAGCACCACCGACAACACCAGCAGTACCAGTCTGGGAAACTGCCATGCCTACGGTTAGATCTTCACCGACTTCTGCTTGGAATACACCGTTGCCAGAAGCAGCACCAGTGAGTGCTTTGTCTAGATAAACAGTGGTTCCTGCGATACCAGCAATTCTTGAACCAGCAGCAACGCCAGTACCAGTTAGTCTCTGACCAACTGCAAGACCCGAAGTAGCACCAACAGTTACCTCAAATTCACCAGAAGTACCAGTGATGGTGGTGGTGTTAGAAACAGCAGCAAGGACGATGTAGTCATTGCCGATAGTACCACGAACACCAGTCTTACTGATAGTTGTTCCAGCGGATGCAGTAGCAGCGTCTGCTACGCCATGAATGGTGGTAGGCATGTTGTTGGCACGAACAAGCATGTAACCATAAACGTCGCCAGCAGCACCAGTGAAGGTGAAGGTTTGCTCTGGATAAGAAGCGGTTGTTCTACCAGCACCAAAGTCTAGGTTTTGGTTGGAGAATGTACCAGTATTCTTGACGCTTAAGAGGAGAGTTAGACCGTCGATATCAACGACATATGCACCAGTACCAACGTCACCGCCAGTTACATAGTCGCCCTTTTTAATACCAGTGTTAGCAGCAACAGTGATGGTATACTCGTCTTGTGTACCACTACCTTGTACAGCAGCAACTGCAGCAGCTTGTAGGGTTTCAATCGTCCAACGATTGCCGTTCAACAGAATGCCATACTGGTTAGAGTAGTTCTGGTCGGTTCTGTTGTTTTCAATTTGGTGGTAACCAGTTACAGGTGCAGAACCATAACCCAACGTATTGTTGTTGGTGTAAGGCTCATAATATCTGGTTTGGGAAGGTGTATCACTTTCAGCAGGATACGTATTGGTGGTGAACAACTTAAGAATTAGGTTCCTGGGAATCTCCTGATTATAATTCAGCAGATTACGCAGAGAATCAATTTCACCGTTGTCGGTTACTAGCAGTGCCATGTAAACTCTCCGTGTTTATCTCTCGGTGTAAATTTATTTATATCGTTACTATTTATAGTTTCAGTTTTAATGAGACCATGCATCGTGAAATATTGATCGAATAATTCACCTTGAACTGAAAAATGTCTCCCGCGTTCACTGTAGTGTTCCAGGTGGACAGACTGTCGTCTTTGTTTTTTCTAGCCGTGAAGTTATTTATGGATCCCAAGGTAGGACGTTCAGTGCCACAAATGGACTGAAAGTTGGGGAAGTCAGCAAAACTGCACTTCTCAATATCAACTTCGATGTTGCCCTCGCTATCAGCAAGGATGGTCCAAGACTCGATAGTTCCAGTAACGTCAACGGTCATGGTTCCTTTTGGACCATTCCCCATGGGGAAAGAACCACTGTCTATGACATAGTTAAGAGTTCTGGTTAAATCTGCTGTAGTAGCATATGCCACTCCAAAGAATTGCACACCAGCAGATGGTGGTGTACTAAAAACAATCTGGTCGTTAGATACAATATAGTCAACTCCTGGCGACAGAACAACGTCCCCAACAGAAATCATGATTTGTTCTTCGTTAAGTGGAGTATAAGGTTCTCCGTTAACGAGCAGATTGAATGTGTCTTGTGTTCCATCAAATTGCGATGCCAGTGATTCAATCAGAAGATTTGAATTTTGTACTGACTTTGACGGAATCTGGTAGTTTACGTCAAGTTTATGTTGCGCTGGCAACTGCTTACCAACACGATATGCATTATTACCAACCCTGACGTTATACTGTGCCATCAGGAAACTCCAGGACTTACTTCTGCATTGCCCATAATTACTCTGGTCTTGTATCCGTTAGGATCTGTAAGAACAATGTCATAGACATATCTTCTACGATCTAACGCCAGGGTCTCGGTGTCTGTTAGTGTCAGAGCAATTTCCCCTGTAGTTCTGTTGACAAAATCTAGAGTAAATGGGACTGAAGTAGTTGCAGAATAACTCTTCTTCATCGCTGCAGCACCAGTATACCCCGACATGTTTAGTGGGGTTCCGTCTTTATTAGTGATGAAGAAGGTGACGGCAAAGTCTGCTCCTTTATCAATCAGTATGTTGACTGGTATCGCTGCCATCGGTATCCTTTTCTAGTAGGTTAAGTGCTTCCAAACCGCCTTCTAGTTTAGTGCGATATTCACGCAACTTGGCAAGTTCTTCTTCACCTCTTCTGATCTTCAGATCATAGTCTGCAAACTGCTTTTCAAATTCAGCTCGCAACTTTGCATTATCCATATTGAGTATAACAAGTATCTATATTTAGACGATCAATTCTGGGTAGGTTGCGGATGTTCTTCCAATGGAATTGGGTGTTCTGGGGTATGTTGCTCCCTGAACTGGTCTTCTACCTTTAAGTTTTAATTTATGACCAGAGAAATCTGGTTCGTCAAAAAATGCTCGTAGTCCAGGTGTTCCTGCTGCCTCTGTGTATTTGTAACCACCATTTCCACTGCCATTTGTAATAGAGCAGTTTCCAAAAGAAATTGCATTGGATAGAGATGCGCCACCAGCACTAGGAACATTAGTCCAAGAAAAACTGGTTCCTCCCGAAGGGATACTACGTACTACATTCTTTGCTGCCCTAACCAATAATTGCTTGGTTACGTTTGGTGATGGCCAAGATCCGTTATAGTGTTGATACTTCTCCATCAGGCAGGCAATTTTTCCTACAACAGTTGGTGTTGCACAACTTGTTCCAGAAAACATACCCCACTTATGGGATCCATATGTTGAACTTTGATATGCGCTGTAAGTATTCGCTCCAAGACCAGTAATAGTAATGCCAGGTCCACGGTTTGAATATCCATCCCAACCAGGCATTGCTTCCGAGTTGTATCCTGCTGCTACATCAATATTGTTATTAGTTCCATGTGGACCATATGCTATGTGAGGATACCAAGAAGTGCTGCTAGAAGTAGAAGCACTATTACTATTTCCATAGCTGATGAATGTGATGTCATATGGCGTTGGTTCATCTACAGTGATGTACACATCATTGGCATCGGATCTCTTCGTATATGTTCCACCATTATTACCAGCGGCATTAACACAGATGATACCACTATTCCAAGCAGTTTCTAGTGCGGTGTGTAAAGAACTATATGTAGACTGATTAGGCATCACGACACACCATCTGGTGCCGTTAGTTGCATCGTAGACTTTGAATGGGATGATATTTGCCTTGACAAATTCTGACAAATCAGATCCCCATCCACCTGCTACTGTGGTAAGAACCACATTGCCATTTGTAGCACCTTGTCCTGTTACTCCATCAGTTAAGTTAGCTCCGCCATCAGCAACTCTAATTACAAATGGATGACCACCTGCATTTACAGCGAATGTAAGAGTGTCGCCATCATTGATAGTGATAGATTGATTAGTTCCACTAACAGCTCCGTTTCTATCAGAACCACTCATGCTATACAATCCAGATCCACCAAAGGTTACGTTAATGGTGTAATTGTTTGTAGTACCATCACTGGTGTTTACAGTGATAGTTCCCTTCATGTTGGGGTGTGCTGTACACTGATACCAATATGGACTATTGCCAGAATGACTACCACTGGGTCTATTGACAGTTCCATTTGGAGTGACGATACTGTCAACATATTCTACTGGAATTGCACGTCTCCTATCTTGCAGATACTGATATTCTGCAATCATGATAGTGGGGTTTTTCTCTCCAGTTTCTGGATTATTTGGTTTGGCATTGTGCCAATCAATCAATGCTTGAATACACTCTGTTGGACTGTCGCCAGTAACTAGGTACATTGCATAGAGATTTGCTTTCTTTGCAAATCCACAAATAGTACCGCCAGAAACACTCAATACACCAATGCCATGATTAGTCAATCCACTGTTGCCACCATCTTGAGATGTTACTTGATTGTTGGCAGCTGCTTCTAGATCTGGCCAATCCATTGGAATGAATCTAGATGCTGTTCTTAATGTCCATACTACATCACTAGATTCAGAACCTTGACCAGTTACACTACCATCACTTACGGCAGCACCTCCATCAGCAACACGAATTTCAAACGGGTGACCAGAAGCAGTTACACTAAATGTTACGATATCTCCTTCTTGGAATACGAGTGGAGGATTGCTTCCATTAACAGTTCCATTTCTGTCCGATCCACTTAAAGTGTAGATACCAGAACCACCAAAACTTACAGCGATATTATAGTTTTCTCTAGTGCCATCAGCAGCATTGACTGTGATGGTATTCTTCATATTGGGGTGTGCTGTACACTGATACCAGTAAGGATCTACTCTCGCATGGGAGTCATCTTCGCTTGCTAACTTTTGGAAGTCTGGGTGTACATCATGTAAACCTTGGTGAGTAGACCAGTCTCCACCACTACCAGATTCTAATGTAACGATATCGACGTTCTTTCCAGTCCATCTAGAAGTATAAGTGCCATCAACAAAGTATGCGTCATCGCCGTTAACACTACCAACTTCTCTACCAATTTTTTGAATTTCTCCACCAGGATCTGTAGCAACGATATGTTCTGTGTCCAAGTAAAACTGGAGACCAGAATTATCTTCTCCTAGTCCAGATGCTGCTCTGTAAGATGAACTTGTGGAAGAAGTAAATCTTTTTGTCATGCTCTCCTTGTCTGGGAGAGTGCATGGAAATGATTGTGGGACTTCAGTTGCAGAAACAACTCTTGGGTCTGCTCCTAGAGTCTCAACGAAATCTCCTTCGACAAGCATGACAAGCAAGGTAGGCATAGATGGAAGCATATTCCACCACTCTGCTTTATTCTCATCAAAACTATCTACAAATGCTTGCTTGTCAGTTCCTTCGACAAGAACTACATCTACTAATACCGCTGAACCGCCTAGTTCCATTTTATGCCTCTAGTTGGAGTACAGTCATTTCAACAGTGATGGTTTGCTGTCCTCCAGACTTATTCATAACTGCTAGATAAACGTTTGTTGATGGCGTAGCATCATCGTTAAATCCAATCAAAGCAGGAGTGAAGAGAACATCTTCATTGGTTCCTGTTGTAATAGCTTCTGCAATTACGCCAGAACCAGGGGTGGGATCTTCAGAAATAGTTCTAGATGCATCCGCTGCTCGTGCAGCAGATGTAGGATAAATTCTTACCCATGCTGGGTGAGATACATTTAACTTCAGTAGTGCATATGACTTGTATGCTGTAATAACAATACTCTCGTCAACATCATTGGCATGTGTGGAAGTAGTAGAGGCATTAAAGTCTTGTCTCGTTCCAAGACTGGTGCCG